TTGCACATTCTCATGAAGAGATTGATCTCTTCTATCAAGGTGATGTAGCAGAGATTCTTCACGCTTGTTTTGATTATCTTCCACGCACCGAAACAATCTATCAAGCAGACTTCATTGGATTTGGTGGTGAAGAAGAATATACTTCTAATCTCATTACTTATCAGTTTGATGATATCGTAGCGCAGAATATTATCATTGCACCTCATACTTGTTATTATGCAGAGAATGATCTGCGTGATGCAGTAGCAATGCCTGATCGTGCAATCTGGAATGATACAGATACTGTAAAGTTTGTTCAACCAGAAGCATATATTCTCTATAATCAAGAGTCTTTTGCTGATGTGGAAGAAGTCTGTAACTTTGCCCGCCAAATGTCTACCACCTGCACCTTTGTGTCTGGTAAGCAACTGACTGAACTGAAGAAAGCGATCAACGCATGTATTCGGGAACAGCGTGAGATTGAAGATGATGCATTTGATTGTGATGCTAACCTGATCCGCCTGTGGAAACTTGTTCGTAGTATCACCCAGGATTGTCTATTCCTGTGTCGCAATGATGGCCCTGCTGCATACATTGGTCATGAACAAATTGATGCGGAAGGTTATGTTCTGACCAATGAGTTTGGAATGTACAAACTGGTAAATCGTGAGGTATTCTCCTACGCCAACTTCAATCAATCGAAGGCATGGTCTAAATAAAAATAAAAAATGAAAACCTTCTCACAATTCATGTCTGAAAGTGGTAGGTCACCGTATCAACCTTATAGACCCAAACCACAACCAGAACCATCTGCACCACCTGAAGGATGGAAAGAAAAGTATCTTGATCCACTGAAGAAGAAGTCACCAAAGTTATCAGAAGATCTTGGTACTGGTAACTATGCAAATTATGTAAGAGAAAGAAATCGAAGGAAATATAATATACCTAATCCTCAGCAAATTAATAAAGAAAGAAAACTATCATATATGTTGCAAAAGGATCTTCCACCTCCAGAGTATAGGTCATCAGCATTATAAATATCTAAAAAGTATTTCTGAAAGATGTTAAACGAAGGTAATAAGCGTGATGAATACCTAGAAAAGAAAGGTGAAAGCACTAAAACCACTGCGATGAGAAAGTCCAGTGAAAGAAGAGGGCGTTTTAGTGCTGGTGACACTCATCAAAGCACCGAAAGAGAAAATATTACCTGGGCAAGACCTGGTACAAGACCTCATGCTGATTCACTTGATCGCCAAAGAAAAGGTGCTCATCGAATGAGTAGAGGAAGAAAAAAACCACAAGCAGGATCATCACCAGAAGATCTTAGATGGGATAAATTTGCTGGTGATGAGAAGAAAGGTAAATATCAAAAACTTCAAGATAAAAAGGAAAAAGGAGAAAGAACTAACATTGATGCACAAAAGCAAAGTCTTTTAAGAAAAGGTGAAAGAAGAAGAGAACTCCGCTCTCAGGCAGTGAATGCAATTCGCAGAGCGATGGGTGGTGGATATGTGAGTGAGGCAAAGGTTGATGATTATCAAAAATTATCTCCAATTGAAAAGGAATTTGTCAGACATAAAAGACAAACCGGGTTTGAACCAAGTAGCGACATTGATAAGCACACTGAAACCAGAAGATCAGTGCATCGTGAAAGAAGAGGAGTAAAAAAAAGAGAACCATATAGAGATGGAAGTTCAACTGTTTCTGGTAAATATAAATCAAAATCACAAAATCAAAAAAGAATTAAAGAATTAAGTGGAAAGAAAGTTTTAAGAACTTCCTCAAATAAAATTATAAACTTTGAAAGAGGAGCAAAGACCTTTGAAGAGTTTATGATTGAAGCATATATGATTATGGAAAGACCCTATCAAATCTATGGTCCTGATCCTCATGGTGCAAGTGATTCGGAACCAAGACCACTTGGTAAACCTTATAAGAACAAAAAGAGAGCAAAGACAAGAGCAGATAAGTTAGATCAAGAAATCGGTGGTTATCGTCATTTCGTTCGTAAAGTGGATGACAACTGATGAAGACATTCCCAGAGTTTTTAGAAGAAGCAAGAAGAATGAGAGTTCCCAACGCACATGGTGGATTTACCCCAAAAGAAGGGCAAGCACAGGGATCTTATGTTATGATGGATAAGGATGTTGCAAATAAGTCCATTGATCGTACACCATCCCGTACCATGAGATCAAAGGGTAAAGAAAGAAGAACCAAAACCCAACCCAAGAAGGACACCTGAAGAACTGTCACAACCCCTTCCATAATCGCCTACAATACCCTTATAATATAGAAGTAGAGTTCTCTTCATTATGAAAATTCAAACGATCACTGCAGATGTTTACGGTGAATCAAGTGTTTTTGAAGTAATTCAGTATGATTATACTGACATCCCAAATGTCAAAAAAGCATTTAATTCTTGGATTGATTTGAGAAATGTTTCTAACATTCTTCATGGAAGGTCACCAAATCTTCCTGAATGTATTTCAGAAACTTGTCTTTGTATTGTTACAAATTCTGTCAGGTTCTACAAATCAAAGAAATTAAAAAGTTCGTCCTTTGATTGTTTTGATCTTGCATCTCAAAAAGCAATCCAAGTCAAGGGAAGTTCTGTTAAGGATGATCTGACTTCTTTTGGTCCAAAATCAAAATGGGACATTTTCTATTTTCTTGATTTTTATAATGATGGGAACATTGATGGTACTTTCAACATTTATGAAATTCCAAATCATTTGATTTATGAGTGCAATGTAAAGAATAATCGCACATTGCGCGAATCTCAAGAACTTGGTTATCGTCCTCGTATTCATTTGAAAAGTCAAGTAATTGTTCCAAATGGAATTAACCCATTTGAAATTGACGAAGATAGTGATATAATGGAAGAAGTTATTCGTCCTTCTGGACTGTCTGCCACAGAAAAAGAAATTAAACTATGGTAAATCGCACGATAGATCTGTTTGCTGGAATTGGAGGTATTCGTCTTGGATTTGAGTCTGCTGGATTTGAGTCTGTGTTTTCGAATGACTTTGAACCACAGTGTAAAATCACCTATGATTTAAATTTCAAAACCTCTAAACTTCACATTCAAGATCTTCGTGAAATTGATCCAAATTCATTGCCTGACTTTGATTTTCTTCTTGGAGGATTTCCTTGTCAGGCATTTTCAATCGCTGGTCATCGACAAGGATTTGATGATGAAAAGAATCGAGGCAATCTATTCTTTTACATTGCGGAAATTTTAAAACAAAAACAACCATCTGGATTTTTACTTGAAAATGTAAAAAATCTAGTTTCTCATGATTCTGGAAAAACATTTCAAGTGATTCAAAATATTCTTTCTGAACTGGATTACCATATCAAATTTAAAGTTTTGAATACGATGGAATATGGTAATGTACCACAAAATCGTGAGAGAATTTACATCGTTGGATTTAAATCTTTTTCTCAATGTATGCGTTTTTCTTTTCCAAACTCAATTCCATTGACAAAAACAGTTTCGGATCTTCTAGACTCAGAACAAGTTGATTCTAAGTACTATTACGATGGAAAACCATTGTATGATAAACTTAAAAATGATGTAACTGATCCCTCAAAAATCTATCAATGGCGAAGGCAATATGTGAGAGAAAACAAAAAGAATGTTTGTCCAACTCTCACTGCAAACATGGGAACAGGAGGACATAATGTTCCAATTATTAAAGATTCTCATGGAATTCGTAAACTTACACCAAGAGAATGTCTTCGTCTTCAAGGATTTCCCGATTCTTATGTTCTACCATCAATTTCTGATGGGACATTGTATAAGCAGGTTGGAAACTCAGTCAGTGTACCAGTCATCAAACGCATTGCTCAGCAGATCCGTATGACACTTGATTAACCGTCCACTCCCATGCCCCATGCTTCCTTGGTAGGTAGTATGATATGGAAGTCAAGGGGCAAACCACACAATGTCTTTTCACTCCTTCCAACTTTCCTCAGTTCGCATTGAAGATTCTCAGAATGATGATGTCTTCTATGTGTATCCTGACAATCTACAGAAATCCAAATCTCTCCCCGAATCATTGGATGATGCTTATGGTGATGGATTTCTGACTATTTCTTTGTGGGATGACAAGTTTGGCACTTGGTATCTAAACATTGCAAATGAAGAGTACACAGGTTCTCTTCAAAAACTTGAGTCCATTCTTTATGATTGGGCAATGACCGAAGGTTTTCATTATTGATACTATGACCTCCAATCCTTACACACAGCACCTGCTTCAGAAAGGTTACACTGAATCGGAGACTCGCACTCCATCTAAGACCAAGCGTACTTTTCCTTGTACCATTGGCGCTCGTACTTTTCACACTGAAGAACAGTATCAAGAAGCACTTGCTGATTTTCTGAACGGTTATTGATCTTATCATGAATACAATCTACATTCTGACTGAAGGTGATTACTCCGATTATCATGTTGTTGGAGTCTATTCTACCAAAGAACTTGCCGAAAAAGCACAGTTTGTTTATGAAGGTTCTCAAATTGAAGAGTATGCATTAGATGATGTACCTGACTATCCTCCTGGTATGAAAGGATGGTATGTGAATATTAATGATGCAAAACCTGATGAACCCTATAGTTATCAGGTGACTCCAGAAGATGCAACCATTCCATCTGAGAGTGAATATAAGTATCATACTGGAGAGACAGGTTATTATGTCTATTGCTGGGCAGTAGATCAAGAACATGCCCTAAAGATTGCATGGGATAAGTATTATCAATATCAAGCACAGAAGGCAGGTATTGCATGACTGACTACGGATTCTACACAAAGGAAGAACTCCATTCTGATCTATCTGGTGAAATTTCAGATACTGCTCTTTTTAAAACACCAGATGCTGATGCTTACTTAGATCTTTTAATTGATGAATTGAAGCGTCGTAATTAAATTGTTTTCAAATAAAAACAATTAAAAAATAGGTTAAAAAACATATAATACTAATTTGTTTTGTTGTATAATGTTAGTGTTATATGCTTATAATACCTCATAAAGGTCTCTGGGTCTTGTTCTTATAATACTCTCTAATGTCTTATAATACCTCATAAAGGTCAGATCTTTATGTTCTCTAAATGCTTATAAACCCCTCTAGGTCTTGTGAGTTAGGCGAGCATAGCATAAGACGCGCAGTTTGTCAACCCCACCCCCGCCGAAAAGTTCACAGACCCACACATAAGACTTATAAGATTGTAATATAACGTTAATATAATATTATAGTTGCTATATATTCTTATGTGAATTTCGACGAGACCTGCAGTACTTGCATCTAGTCGAGTTTTATGCTACAATAAACACAGTTATCTCGACGAGTTATGTACGACGACTACGATCTCGACTATACATACAGCAACGATTACGCGGATCTCGACGAGGACACATATGCCGAACTAGGCACATCAGATCTCGACGAGGATTATACACGTGATGGGCAAGACTATCAAGATCTTGCATATCGCCACTACGCATGATAGAATCTAGTACACATCACATCGAGTTCTTATGTTAATGCAGAAGCGCAGGGTCATTGTTACTCTAGACATTGATTGCTATGATGATCTAGATGTACATGATATTGAATGGAAAGATCTCCTAGACCTAGAAGGGGATGAGACTATTCATGTAAGCATTAAAGAGTATGATCCTTTCTGATGGTATGACAGTTCGATAAGTGTCACAATGTTGCCTCAAAGCAACCCAAATCGGGGTTATGTTGGTTTCGTTCAACACCTGAACCCCAACCATGTCCATCTACACTGAGAACGGTTACGAATCCCGCATCGAATATCTGAACGAATCCATCTCCTTGTGACAGATCAACCACTGGCACAAGACACACAGCAACTGGAACTCTTCTGACTTATATTTGTTCTGTTCGACACCTCGACACCATGAAAACCGTTCGTATTCAGGTTGAGACTTATGATGGTTGCTGCACTATTTGGTATGAAACTTCACGCCTTAAAGAACCCACTGAACCAATCAGCAAGCGTGTGCAATCACAACTTGCTGGATTGAATCTGAAAAGAATTGAAGTGTCTTTGTCACCTGCCATGGTGTGACACTCTGACAACTGGCACAAGGGGGTATTGCGAACCTATGAGACCTCGTAGTACATTGACCTTGTTCGACACCTGAACCCCAACCATGTCCATCTACACTGAGAACGGTTACGAATCCCGCACCGAATACCTCAACGAACTGCGTGAGGAGTACGGTGATTTGGTTGACATCCTTATTGGTGTGCTACCATCGTCAGAAGATTTCGACGGTCTTGTAATTGCTCTGGAAGACGCTTTGGAATCAGGAGAGTACGAAGACCTCCTGTGACACTCTGAGAACTGTCCACGGGGCACGCAGGAGACTCTCCGGTGCCCTATACTGATCAAGTCAACCCACCTCTGACACCATGGGAACCCGTTCACGCATTGGTTACGAACTTCCTGATCATTCAGTGGTTTCTGTCTACTGCCACTGGGATGGTTATGTAGAGCACAATGGTAAGATTCTGGTAGAGCATTATCAGGATCGTGATGACGTTATGGATCTCATTGATGGTGGTGGTATCTCATCACTGCGAACCCGTGGTACTTGGGATCATTCTTCTCCTCTTCGTGATGAGGACGGAGAATACATTTCTGATGCAGCAGGTTATCTGAAATATGAGAATGATCGTGATCCTCAACCGCTGTATTATACTGAGCGGGGAGAAGAACTGGACATTGCACATACCAGTTTTGATGAGTTTGTGAGTGGAAATCTTGGTGGTGAGGAGTATGCTTACCTGTATGACCTGAATGGTAACTGGAAAGCATACAAGATGAACTTCCGTGGTCCTGTAGAGCGTGTTGAGATTCCTAACTATGTGACAGCATAGAAACTGGCACAAGGGCACTGGAACCGCCTCTGGTGCCCCTTATACTACAAGAGTCAACCAACCACACCTCTCATGGACTTTGACACTGATCTCTGGTCTGAAATTGCTGATGCTCCTGGTGAGATCTTCGACATTCCTGAAATGCGGGATGAAGAAGAGAATGAGCAGTCCTGGAATGAGTTTGTCAACAGCAATGTGACACTCTAACAACTGGCACAAGGGGGGTTGTAATGCCCCCCAATCCGTTCTACATTACCTTTGTTCCTGAGACACCTCATGTCCGACACCCTCTCACGAAACATCTACCGCGCTTTGTTCAGTGAAGATCAGTGGGATCTGATCTATAACTTTGTGGGTCATGCTCTGGATGATGATGACTATGATCCAGAAGATGTCTACACCATTCGCAACAAGATTCACGCTATCTTTGGAGACTGATGCAATTCCAAGTTACTTACATCGAGTTTGATTTCTCCTCCGATGATGATACTTGGGGTGATGTAGACCCTGACTATCAGAAAGAAGTAACCGAAGAAACAATCGGTCAAATCTGGGAAGCAGATGATGAGGAAGATCTTGTAGAAGAGATCACTGCTGCATCTGGTTGGTGCATCAAATCCATTGACTATCGCCACGTTCTGAAATGACAAATCGAACTGAACTTGAGTTCTTTTTGAATGAGAAGTGTCGTGAAAATCCTGACCTTCTCTCTACAGTGATCAGTGAGTATGTTTGGAATCTAAGTGAATCCAAACTCGATGAACTTGAAGATTTCCTCACCAACAACTTCGGAGACGATTGATGAACCAAACTGACATTATTTCAGTTCGTGAACAAATCCAAGAGGATCTGATCTGCCTGCTAGAATCTCAGTTCGGTCAGGCAGATTACCTCTCCGAAGTTCAAGACCTTGCCTGCCAAATCGTTACTGACAACTTCACCCAACTTCTGAAATGAACCGCACTGAACTTCAAGATCAACTCATTCAGCAGATGTTGGATGACATGGATCTCAAAACAATGACCCAACTCTGTTATGATTATCTCGATGAGGGTTATGCAAAGTATTCTGATGAAGAATTGACCGAAGAGGTGAATCAATACTATCCCGAACTTCTAGAGGAGACTGCATGAACTACCGTGATTTGCTTAAACATCTTCAAAAACTACCTGAGAGTGATCTAGACAAGATGGTAACAGTCTTTGATTATGAAACCGAGACCATTCTAGAAGATGCAACTCCGTCTTTTGAGTTTGGACCTGATGACACCCCATACATTACAATCAACTGAAATGACCAAACAACTTCTGATCTCTCAACTTCGCACTGGCAAAAATGGGAACGACATCCTTCACATTCTTGATGTACTCTGTAATGGGATGGACAGCAGTGAATCTAGTGAAGATAATGTCCCAACACTAGACGAGATCCAATTCTGAAACTCGTCGAGGTGTGCCAGTTCATCTAGTGGCACACCTCTCTCGACGAGATCAGGTACATCAACTAGATTATGCACATCTCGACGAGATCATCATGCAAACCGCATCTGTTACACCAATCTCGAACAAGGCAAAGAATCGCTTTGCCAATCTCATGAATCGTAACGAGATCTGCATCATTGAGCAACACAAAGGCAACAAGGTGTTTCTCACATCATTGAACGGTCGCAATCACTTCTGGGCAATGGTTGACAACGATCCAGACTGGATGGTACAATTCTAAAACAAGACGGAAGGGGTTTGCCGTCGCTTTCTTGTTAAAGTCACCCTGCGCGAAAGAGAACCGATAATTATAGGGTCTATGGTGAGGTGGTTAAGGAGACGGGGTGGTGCCTGTCTCCTTTTTTCTTTATACATTATAACACTAGCGTTATACCATTATAAGATTTTACCCCCATCCTAGCACACTGCTCTGGGTTGTGGTTGGTACGGGTTCCACCTATAAGTGCAAAAAACCCGTGCAGTGTGACAATCAAACCAGTGGCACAAGGGTGGTTGTGGTGCTCGGTTCTGGTGGGCGATCATTCACCCAACGGCGCACCACTGACGCCGACTCACCACCCCAGACAAATGACCTTTGATCTTTCTTCTCTCACCGCCGACCAGATCAACGCTTTGTTTGTTACTCTGCAACAGCATGTAGAGTCCAAAACTCTAAAGTTTGATGAGCAGGTTGCTGTTATTCAAAAGCAACGCATGAATGATCGGATGAAAGAATTGGAGCGCAACGTTGCTCTAATTGAAACAGTCAACGCTGCATTTGAGGTTTGCTTAAATGAGATTCTGGGCGACATCAATGAGTCGCGTTGGATTGTATCACAACTCGACAAGTGCCGTCGTGAAAATGACTTCCGCCGCTTCAATTCTGTTTATTTCAAGTATCGCGGAAAGAATCTTAAGATTGAAGAAATGCTGCGGACTCTGGCGGCAATCTATCGCCTGAAGACCAAAAAGTATAGTTCTTCCTGCCCTAAGTATAGCGATCGTGCTATCGTTCGCCATGAGATTCGTTGCCCTCATTGTGGCGAATTTGCTGCTAAGTTGGTAGAGTTTCTTGACATTAAAGGGATCAAGTGGGCAGATCTGTGACAGTTTGTTAAGATGCACAAGGGGACTCGCAAGGGTCCCCACCTTGCCTCTATACTGATCTCAGTTCACCACACCACACCGATGAACCGCGTCACCATCACCCGTACCTCTGGCAACGCCAAGACGGGACCGATCACCACAACGCGCACCGATCGCGCTACCTGCCCCACTACCTGCCCTTTCTACAATGCTGGTTGCTACGCTACATTGGGGCGTGAGCGTATGCAATGGGACCGCCTGAATCGTTCTGAAACTGGCGTGAATTGGGATGAGTTTGTATCACAAATTCGCCGTATTGTTCCTAACGGTGTTCTGTGGCGGCACAACACTGCGGGCGATCTGCCACACAATGACGGTTTGATTGATTATCTGAAACTCAAACAGTTAATCAATGCCAACAAAGGTAAGAAAGGTTTCACCTATTCTCATCACATTCTGAACGATCATAACGTGATCGCTCTGCAGAATGCGAACGGGTTAGGTTTCACCGTTAATGCATCTTGTGAGTCGGTTGATGATGCGGACCGTGTGATGACTGAGTATAGCATTCCCGCCGTTGCAGTTGTCAACAGCAACGAAACCCGCCGATTCTTTATAACAACTGGTGGGCGGAAGGTTGTTACTTGCCCCGCAGCATTGCACCCTGGTAAGGTAACCTGTGCCACTTGCGGTTTGTGTCAACAATCCGACCGTGAGTTTGTTATAGCGTTTCCTGCACATGGTGCTTCCAAGAAGAAGATTGATGCCATTGTGACAGTCTGATAACCTGCACACTGGGGGGATCAGATCCCCCCATCCATCCTGTAGACTTACAGAGTCAACCGCAAACGACACCATGGCAACCGCAACCGACTTCACGATCAGCGCCAGCGTTCAATCCAGCGCCATCTCTCACCTTTCTATTGTTCGCGCTGAAGGTGATTGTTACGATCTGTTGGTAACTTTCACCAGCAGCGATAAAGTTTATCGCTACGCTTGGGAAGATGAAGGTGAGTGTGAGCGTTGGTTTGCACTTCTCTCCAACGATGAAGACAAAGCGGCGACATCTTGGGGGCAACTGTTCAACCGTGCTCTGAAGCATGGTGACATTGAACAGATCGACATCTGATCCTAAAGTATAAAAGAGGGGGCACAATCCGCCCCCTTTCTTTATACTTTTTTTGCCATTATTTTATGGCAGGTTAGGTACCGACCTTTTTCGTCTACGGTGATACCCCCCACCTCTTTCGATTGTCCCCATAGTCTACAGGCACCACCGACCCATAAAACCGCAGCAGTGGACAGTTTCACAATTGGCACAAGCACAAAAAAAGGTTCTACCTCAATCCTAGCACGCCACCCCCACCTTAGGTCAATCCCCTGACCGATAAGCATTCCTGATCGCTCAACCCCTTGACTCTGGCACCATCTGCCCCCATACTGGTATCAGTTCACCACACCACCGATGAACCTTAAGACCGCAATCCGCGCCGCCGTCCGCGCCACCCTGATTCAGCAGGGTCCCCAGACATGCTCTGACATCGTGAGAGGCATGGGAATGGACCCCAGAAAGCACAAGGGCACCGTTCACGCCATTATGGTTGAAATGGAGCGGGAGGGCATCCTAGACGCCATCCGTACCAGCAACGGCAAGCGCAGCGCCTGGTACATTCTCCCCGCTGCGATCCGTAAGCGTGATCGGCTCGCCGCCGCCCTGTTCGGTTAACCTATACGGGGGCAGCAATGCCCCCCCATCCTACCATGAAAGCAATCCCCTTCCTTTTCTGCCTGCTCGCCTGCACCTTTGCTAAGGTCGCTATGGCAACCGTTGATCCTAGCACAGAAGCGGCAGCAGACCGCATCTGTCTCACCCGTCCTTCCGCTTGTGGCATCGAATGAAAGCACTGAGCAAAGCAACCAGCAATCCTAACATGCTCCGCCTGATGATCGCAACCCTGCTGCTCTGGATTCTATGGGAACCGATTCGCCCAATCCGTAGTGTGACAGCAGAGGCACTGTACACTGCCGCTGAGATGGTGCGCCGCTGACCCCTTATACTGATCTCAGTTCACACCACACCACTGAATGAACTACCCCATCACCAACATCCGCCAACTTGAAGAAGATCGGGCACTTGATCTTCATGAATACATTCAAGAGAATTGGGAGGATCTTCAGGAACACTGGAATCATGAAGATTTCCCGATTGATGAATACGGATACTGCATCCAAAAGTAACATTCACGGGGGGTAACATTCCCCCCCTCCCAACCACACCACAGAACCATGCAAACATTCCTCACCGCTGAAGAATTGATCCAGTTAGTTACAACTGGAATCGTTGAACTTACTGATGATTTGATGATTCGAATGACAGAATCTTACGAAGAATCTGAGTGGTACAATGACCCTAACAATGTAATGTCAAAGCATCATTATTGAATCTCGACAAGAATAATCTAGTCGAGAGCGCACACATTATCTCGTCGAGACGCACACATACATTCTCGACGAGATGTGCATCATTCATCATACATAATCTCGACGAGATACACACATTCTGCACACATTCACATCTAGATTCATGCACAACAATCAACAACAAATCAATTCAATTGGTTTCACAATTACATTTCAATCACCATACAATGAATGTGAATGGAGAACACAATCTTTCACTACTAAAGAAGAGGCAGAAAGAATGATCCGATTCTATCAGTCTTGTGGAAGTCCTGCTAAGTTTGTATAAAGAATAAAGAATAGAGTGTAAGATAAAGTATAAAGAACTAACTCAGGATTAAGTGTAGTTTGTTAGTCAGTGGTGTGGTTTAGTTCTCTACACTTAGTCCTGTCTTAGTTCTTTATACAAACTGGGGTCATAACGCTACTGTTATACTGCAGATTCCGCAAGCGTTATGATGCACATGTCGCTACTGTTATGACATAGATTCCGCAAGCGTTATGGGATCGGTGCCCTTGTGCCAATTCGCAGACTGTCCACTCTGGGGGGATTGGTGCCCGAATCCGTCCTAGGTTGCTTGCAACGGGGGAAACAAACCACACCCCTCCCCCGCACCCCAGACCAATGGCAAACTCCTACGATCTGCCCGCCGCCATCGTTTCGGATACGCTGGAAACCCTTATGGGGCATCTCGCAACTGCTGACGCTAAAGTTAAAGAAGCGGAGGCAGAGTGCAAGCGCCTTCGTGATGAGATTACAGGCATTATGATCGCCGCTGATGTAACTTCTGAGCGCACTTGCTGGGGGTTGGTATCACTCACCTCCCGCGATAAAGTAACCTATTCTCCTGCGATTAAGGTTCTTGAAATTAACCTTAAGGCAGAAAAGGATAAAGAGGTTGCAACTGGAATCGCTAAAGTTACAGAGGGTGATAAGTTCATTCGCGTAACTTGGGCGAAGTAAGTTACACTTAGGGGCAGTATTCTCTGCCCCTTACTTTACTCAAACCACACCACACTTTTGATCATGACCGCTACTCTCACCAACCAAATTCGCATCAATTGGGAATACTCTGGTCTGGAGGATACTGTTAATATTCTGATGCAAATCAACCGCAATGGTCATCTTAACAGTGAAACAATGGCGTCCTACATTAGAACAATCGCCTACAATTATGCTTGCCGTTGTGAGTCTAACTGTGAGGTTCCTACGATAACAGGAACCGGCGGATGGTACGTTACCTTTTATCCCTCAGAATCGGGTGAGTTCGATTATGGCGTAGAGGTTACTTTAATGCCTTACGTTGTAGCGAAGCACCTAGGATTGCGCGACCGTTAGTGTTAGTTAGTGGGCGGCAGTTAGTTATACTCTGCCGCCCTAATCACGAACGATTAGAATACCTTATGCGTGCGTGTTTGACAGTTAAGCGATCCTGATGGGCGGGTCGGGGGGATGCGATATGATAAGGTTCCATAATCATAGTCTACATGCGGACCAGATCGACCTTAAGATATAATAACCTTAAAAAATAAAAAATTCCGGCAATAAAATATGATAGAATACCTTTATATAAAAAATAAAAAAATGAAAGAATATCCAGAAGGAACAATTAGAACAAATAAGAAAGGATATCAGTTTATCAAGAAAAATGGGAAATGGAATTACATAAAAAAACCAAGAGAAGATTGGAATGTCCCTATAAAAAAATCAAAAAAAGTGAAATATAATTATCCACCAATAAAAATCCCAGACAATATGAAAGAAACACAATATACTGGTTACTATGTTACTGAAGATGGTAAAGTTTATAGAAAACCAGGAAAATATGATAGAACGGGTTTTTACGGTGAAATCAACGAATATGGATTAATTTACTTAAAACCGGCATATCGAGGATCGTCAAAGAGTAAAAAGTACCAATATCAATGTGTTAATATTTCATTGTATGATGAAAAAGGAAAATTTTTAAAACAAATCAAGAGAAGTGTTCATCAATTAGTTGCAGAAACTTTTATACCAAATCCAAATAACTATACTGAGATAGATCATATAGATCGAAATAAACAAAACAATTGCAAAGATAATTTAAAGTGGACAACAAGATTTGAAAATATGAATTCATGGGAGAGAGACGGTGAATACAGGAAGAAACTGTCAGAAAATACCAGGTGGCACAAAATCTCTCATAATACTCATATATAAAAAACAAAAATAACTTTTATATTCCCCTATAATGAAAAAAAATTCCGGAGATATTTTTGAGTCTATAGAGATCGATCCAATTAGCGGACATTATTACATCACTATACCAGAACAAATTATGAATGAATTAGAGTGGTACGAAGACACTCGAATTAAATTTTCAGTTGAAGGTGGTGAGGTCATTCTATCAGAGGCGGATTGACTTCTTATAGATAATACTGTATGATATGAATGTAATTACTTTTCAATTATGGCGCGTGGTTTTACAGTAAAAGCAAAGGCACCAGTTGCCTCACAAGAACAAGAATGGGACTATAATCTAGCAAGAGAAATGGTAAAGGGAAAATCCATTGTCTTTTGTCTACCTGGAAGAGGAGTTTCATACACTTATCTAAAGAACTTTGTACAACTCTGTTTTGATCTTGTACAATCGGGAGCAAGCATCCAAATCTCGCAAGACTATTCATCGATGGTAAACTTTGCAAGATGCAAATGTTTAGGTGCAAATGTTCTCAGAGGTCCGGATCAGATTCCCTGGGATGGCAAACTAAATTATGATTGGCAACTTTGGATTGACTCTGATATTGTATTCAATACTGAAAAGTTCTGGCAATTAATTCTGATGGATAAAGACATTGCTTCTGGATGGTATGCAACAGAAGACGGTCACACAACCTCAGTCGCGCACTGGTTGGATGAGGATGATTTCAGAGGTAATGGTGGTGTGATGAATCATGAAACCGTTGAAAGTATCTCAAAGCGTCGGAAACCATTTACAGTTGACTATGCAGGATTCGGTTGGCTTCTGATTAAGAATGGAGTATTTGAACATTCTGAGATGAAGTATCCTTGGTTTGCTCCTAAGATGCAAGTCTTCGAATCTGGTCAAGTTCAGGACATGTGTGGAGAAGATGTATCATTCTGCCTAGATGCAAAAGAAGCAGGATTTGAAATTTGGTGCGACCCTCGTATTCGCGTTGGACACGAAAAAACAAGAGTCATTTGATATAATGGCAGAATCTTACAATATTCTTTGTAAGGGTCGTAGAATTTATACAAGTCTTACAGAGGAAGAATATTTCAATACTATGGAGGATCTGTCAATAGAATATTACCAGACAGGTTCTCCAAGACCTGAAGATCTTGAAACTGAAATTTTAACGGAGAAAAAATTATGGCAAAAAGTGGATCACTGAAAAATAGTTCTTATAATCCAGGGCCTCCGAAGAAAACTCGGCAGGGTGATGGTATGGGAACCAAGTACGCTTCTTCTTCTCGTAATGGAGCACGTAAGAAGTATAGAGGTCAAGGAAAAGGATAATGTATCACCTAGATGGAAATGATGAATGGACAAATATACATCCATCAGACCTCTGGGTTTATAATAAATTATTTTTAAGTCGGGTTTTAGGTTATACTTGTGGTCCTGCTGGGACTACAGTTCCCAAACCCGACTTTTATATTGTTCGACCATCCTTCAATTTACTTGGGATGGGTCGTTTTGCTCGCAAAGAATGGTTATATAATTATACTGATCATATTCATCCTGCAGAATTTTGGTGTGAAATTTTTGAAGGTGAACATTTAAGTGTGGACTTTAAAAATAAAAAATCAGAATTGGTTGTTCTTGGAACTCGTGATGACGATGATCCCTACTATAAATGGGAAAAATGGGAAAAAATCGATTTAGATGTTCAATTTCCAAAAATTTTGGATGATTTAAAGGGTAATTATGAGTACATTAATTGTGAATTTATTGGTGGAAGACTAATTGAGGTTCATTTTCGTCAAAATCCCGACTTTAGATACAATAACACAGTAGCAATACCAGTCTGGAATGATGAAAAAGTAGAAAATATGACATTCATTAAAGATGTTGACTATCATCGTAAGGGTTTTTACATTAAATAAATAAGTTGTTTTGTACAAACTGAATTGGAACAGTACTCAATGGGTAAACACCTGCTCCTAGAGGTGTATGATGTTGATTTTGAAGCGATTAATGATGTAGAATCGCTTCAAAATGCCATGATTAGAGGTATAAATCGTGCAAAAATGACGATTTTGAACACATTTTCCCATTGTTTTATTCCTCAAGGGTGTACAGTGGTCATTGCCCTGGCAGAAAGTCATGTTTCTTGCCATACTTGGCCAGAAAATGGATGTTTAGCAGTTGATGTTTACACTTGTGGAGAGGGAAATCCAAAATTAATTGCTTTAGAACTCTTGAAATACTTAAATTCTGATAATTATAACATCAGAGAAATAAATCGTTAAATACAAATAAGGAGATAGCAACCTCCTTTATAAAAGTTCTGTTTTATTCATTAAAACAGGAGCTAAAATGTCAAATTTACCAGTGGATAGAGACTGGGAATACATGAAGTCAATGTGGGGAACAACTCATCTTGCGACTGATTATCAATCTCAACCTCAAAAAAGAGTAATTCAAGAAGTTATGCATGATCTTGCACCTCATCATAACTTAAAAAAACAACAAGAATTGCATGAAAAGATTCGTAATGATGATGACTATGATGATTGGGACTATGGAACAGAACCAACATACGGAACGTCTTGGAAATAGTCATAAATAAGTAAAGAATTTACTTAAAAATGGCAGTCACTAGGATATCCAGATCTTTTAAAGATATTAGTTTATCTTTTGACCCACATCCGGTGACTAAGGATCTATCTGTTTTAACAAATGAACGTGCAATCATTCGCTCAGTTCGCAATTTAGTTGAAACAATTCCAAATGAAAGATTTTTTAATCCTTCACTTGGATCAAATGTAAGAAGCAGTTTATTTGATTTTGTTGATTATGCGACTGCTTCTACAATTGAGGATCAAATTATTGAAGTAATTAACAATTATGAACAAAGAGTGACAAATGTAATTGTTCAGGTTGATCCTATACCAGATCTTAATGAATTTGAAGTAACGATTACATTTGATATTATTGGACAAGAAATACCAGCACAGCAGTTTTCATTCATACTAGAGGCAACAAGATAAAATGCCTTTTACTAAATTTACGAATCTAGATTTCGATCAAATAAAGACTTCGATCAAAGATTATCTCCGTGCTAACTCTACATTTACGGACTTTGATTTTGAAGGATCGAACTTTTCTGTTTTAATTGATACTCTAGCGTATAATACATATATCACAGCATTTAACTCTAATATGGTTGTAAATGAATCCTTCTTGGATTCTGCAACTGTAAGAGAAAATGTAGTTTCTCTTGCAAGAAACATTGGATATGTACCTTATTCCAGAAACGCTGCAGAAGCGACTGTATCATTTACTATAACTGTATCACCAAATAGTTACTTACAGGATAATACACCCGTCTATACACCTACAGTAACCTTGCAGGCAGGTCTTGTATGCACTGGATCTGCAAGAGGAACTTCATATGTGTTCTCTGCCCCAGAAAACATCACAGTTCCTGTTGTAAATGGAGTAGCTACATTTAGTAATATTAAAATCAAAGAAGGAACGTTTCTTACCAAAAAGTTTACTGTAAATGCTTCTTTAGATCAAAGATTTATACTCGATAACTCTTTTATCGATAGTTCTACAATCAGAGTTTATGTAAAGGGATCGAGTGATAGTGGACTTGGAATAAAGTATTCATTAGTTGACAATATTTTTCAAATTGACTCAAATTCTCAGATCTTTTTAATTCAAGAAGTTCAAGACGAAAAATATCAACTTCTTTTTGGTGACGGATTTTTCGGACAAAAACTTGAAAATGGTGCAATTATCACTAGCAATTATATTATAACGAGTGGAAAAGATGGAAATGGTGTGGAGACATTTTCTTTTGCAGGTTCTTTAAGAGATGCTGACGGTGGTAATGTAATTCCACAAAATACAATCACAGTCACTACAAATCAAAGATCTCAGAATGGATCTGATATTGAAACTATAGATTCAATTCGTTACTTTGCCCCAAGACTGTACGCATCTCAATATAGAGCAGTAACGGCAAATGACTATGAGACAATTATAAAATCTAAAATTTATGGAAATGCAGAATCAGTCTCTGTCATTGGTGGGGAAGAATTAACACCTCCTCAGTTTGGAACTGTTTTGATTAGTATTAAACCAAAAAATGGTACATTTGTCTCTGACTTTGATAAAGAAAATATACTTTCAAAATTAAAACAATATAGTGTATCTGGAATAAATGCAAAAATAATAGATCTTAAGATTCTTTATGTTGAAATTGAATCTTATATTTACTATAATGATAGTTTAGTATCAAGTGCATCTGATTTAAAAACGAGGGTAAATAATTCACTTACAAAATACTCAGATTCTGTTGATTTAAATAAATTTGGTGGAAGATTTAAATATAGTAAAGTATTGCAAGTTATAGACAATACCGATAATTCTATCACATCAAATATTACTAGAGTAAGAGTACGAAGAGATTTAAAGGCACTAATAAATCAGCAAGCACAGTATGAAATCTGCTTTGGAAATCAATTTCATGTAAATTCATATGGATACAATATTAAATCATCAGGATTCAGAATACAAAATGAACCAGATGTTGTTTATTTCAGTGATGTTCCAAACTCTGATGGAAAAACTGGAGTTATTGCAATTGTAAAACCAGCAACTGAAATATCTTCAACAACACAGTCCAATGTTTCTCTACAACCATTTGTTATTGTACAGTCTGCTGGTGTGGTTAATTATGAAACTGGTGAAATAACTATTAATACAGTCACAATTACATCAACTATTCGTGAAAATGATATTATTGAAATACAAGCATATCCAGAATCAAACGATGTTGTAGGACTGAAGGATCTTTATGTTTCTTTTGACATCTCAAAAAGTCAAATAAATATGATAAAAGATACTATTGCATCTGGTGAGGATATTTCTGGTGTTGTCTTCACAAAAAATTCTTATCGCTCAAGTTATTCAAATGGGAGTTTAACGAGGTCATAATATGGTACAAAATGGTTTCGAGTCGAGAGTAAAAGTACAACAAATAATTGATAGTCAATTACCAGAATTTATCTTAGATGAAAATCCAAATGCATCTGAGTTTTTAAAACAGTATTATATTTCCCAAGAATATCAAGGTGGCCCAACAGACCTTGCTGAAAATCTAGATCAGTATATAAATTTAGATAGTCTTATTCCTGAAGTAATAGTAAGTAATGTATCTCTTACAAATACTATTACATCAACAAGTAGTACTATAGTAGTAACAAGTACAAAAGGATTTCCACAGCAGTATGGTTTATTAAAAATTGATGATGAAATAATAACTTACACAGGTTCAACTGAAACTTCTTTTACTGGATGTATTAGAGGATTTAGTGGTATCACAAATTATCATAAAGATCTTCAGTATGAAGAGTTAGTTTTTAGTGAAAGTTCTGCAGTAGCACATAATAATGGTGCAAAAATTGAAAATTTAAGTTCATTATTCTTACAAGAATTCTATAAAAAAATCAAATATAGTTTAACCCCTGGATTAGAAGGAGTAGACTTTACTGCAAATTTAAATGTTGGAAATTTTATAAAAGAAGCAAGAACTCTTTATGAATCAAAAGGAACTGAAGAGTCCTTTAAAATTTTATTTAATGTTTTATTTGGTGAAACTCCAACTGTTTTAGATCTGGAGCAATTTTTAATCAAACCTTCGGACGCCAGATTTATAAGAAGAGAAGTTGCTGTAGTCGATGTAATTTCAGGTGATCCTACTAAATTATCTGGTCAGACAATTTTTAAGTCTACTGACGAAAACACTAGCGCATCAGTTTCTGAAGTAGAAACAATTACTAGAAAGGGAAAAACATATTATGAGTTGAATTTTTTTGTTGGTTATGATGATACATATCCAAATGTTACTGGAACTTTTTCTATAACTCCAAATACTAAAGTAGTTGAAGATGTTACACTAAGTAACAATCAAACAGTAATTACAGTTGATTCTACGGTTGGGTTTTTATCGTCTGGAAGTATTTTTTATAATGGTACTGAAATATTTTATAACGAAAAAACAGTCAATCAATTTTTGGGATGTTACATAGATTCTAATCAATCAATTAATATTAGCAAAACTTCTACAATTATATCCAGTGATACTTACTATGGATATGAGAGTGGTGATAAAAGTAAAAAAGTAGAATTTATAATAACTGGTGTTTTATCAAACGTAGTTATTAATTCAGATTCATATAACTTTTTAGAGGGAGAAGAACTATATCCACAGAATCTTGGAAAGATTATACCAAAAGGATCGGAAGTAGAACAAATTTTTGCAAATACTTGGGTTTACAATACTAGTTCTAGATATCAAATAGACTCCTTTAGTGGTAATAATATTACCGTAAAATCTTCTGTAGATAATACAAGTTTAGCAGTTGGTGATGTTATTGAAGTTTTAGAAAGAAATACTGAAAACGTAATTTCTGGTCTTGAAAATGCAAATATTAGCTCAATTTCTGAACGTGAAATAACAGTTGATGTAAGTACTTCTCCTTTAGACATAAATGTAAAGTATGATATTAGGAGAAAGATTAAAAAAGCATCATCTACGATTGTACCAATTCAGTTTGGAAATAACAAAATAACTGCCGATGTGCAGAATGTATATGATGAAAACTCTGAAAATTTATATGTTGCATCTAATTCTATTCCATCATATTCAATACAAACCAATATTTTTGAGTATACTGTAGCAAGTTTATTAGTAAAAAGTGAGAATGAAGATTATAGTGTAATTAATTTTGGAAGTGAAAATCCAGTTTCTTTCATAACTGGAGACAGAGTATATTATTATACTCAAAGTGACAGTGCTATAGAAGGTTTAGTAGAGGGATCTTACTACGTTGAGGTATTAACTGATCCAGATCCAAACATCAACAACACAAAAATCAGATTATATCTTAGTAACTCTACTGTAGGATCTGATGATTATGTTTCTTTTGGAAAATTGTCAAATGGCATTGTAACTGGAACACATAAGTTTGTATTATATTCTCAAAGATCAAGAACAATTTCTCCACAAAAAATTCTTAGAAAATTTAAGTTAAATCAAACAATTGGTGACAACAAAAAATATGAAACTGTTCCGGGTGCTATTGGATTATTAAAAAATGGAGTTGAAATATACAGTTATAAAACTCAAGATAAAATTTATTATGGACCCTTAGAAAATATCAATGTATTGAACGGTGGAAGTGGTTATGATGTTATAAATCCACCTTTATTGAGTTTATCAACTGGCAATGCTCTTATACAACCTGTAGTTAAAGGATCCGTTGAAAAAATATTTGTAGATCCTCAAGATTTTGATGTAGATGTTGTAGTTTCTGTAGCACTTACTGGAGGAAATGGATCTGGTGCAAGTTTTCAACCAGTTATTGAAAAATATGTTAGAGAAATTGAATTTGATGCCAGACCCCTTTCTAATGGTGGTGGTTTAGATTTTACTAACGAAAGAATTGCATTTACAAGAAATCATAATTTAGTAAATGGCCAACCAATTGTTTATAATAGTAATAATTTTAGTCCTATTGGAATTGGAACTTTTGGGGGATCAAATTTAGATCAATCTAAAACACTTATAACTGGTGCAACTTATTACTCTAAAGTAATTAATGATAAAACTATTGAAATTTATCAAAGTTTGACAGATTATTCTGCAGGAATTAATACTGTTGGATTTACTACAATTGCGAATGCAGGAATTCATAAGTTTAAAACTGAGACAAAAAATAAACTATCCGAAATAAAAGTAATTAATGGTGGAAGTGGATATACAAATAGAAAGTTGAGAGTAAATCCAACTGGAATATCTACCTATGATCATACAATAAAATTTGAAAATCATGGATTTTCAAACGGTGAAATTGTAACTTATAATTATGAAACATCTGGAATAACTGGTTTATCAACCTCAGCAAGATATCAAATATTAAAATTAGATTCTGATAAGTTTAGATTATGTTATGCTGGAATTGATGGAACAAATACCTCCAACTATCAACGACAAAATTATATAAAGTTTTCAACAACTGGATCTGGTTATCAGATTTTTAATTATCCTGATATTGCGTTGTCAATTGATTACACTTCAGTTGGGTTGGGAAGTACTCAAGTCAGAGGATCTATTGTCGCAACTCCAATAATTAGAGGAAATATTGAGCAGGTCTATGTTTATGAAAAGGGATCTAATTATGGATCTTTAGTTTTAAATCAACATCAAAGACCTCAAGTTATTGTAAAAAACGGTAAAGAATCACAGTTCACTCCACTAATTGAAAACGGTAGAATTGTTGATGTATCGATATTATATGGTGGACAAGATTATTACTCTACACCAGATTTAGTTGTTTCTGGTAGTGGTATTGGAGCGAATCTTAGACCTGTAGTTTCTAACAATAAAATAGTAGATGTTATCGTTGTTAGTCCTGGAGCAGGATATACTAATACTAATACAGTAATTCGTGCTGTTTCTGCAGGTAAGAATGCAGTATTTGAATCAAATGTAAGATCTTTAACTTTGAATAATTCTTACAAGTACGGAATCCAAAAAGAAACATATAGAGATCCAGCAACAGAAATATTAGTTGGGACTAATGATAATTTAGAATATGCTATTGTTGGTTATTCTGGTAATATAAAAAATAATATTAAAGATATTGGTGGAACTACATCTCACTCTGACATTATTGGGTGGGCATATGATGGAAATCCAATCTATGGATCTTATGGATACTCTGATCCAAATGATACTAGACTTGTTAAAAAACTAGAACCTGGATATACTCAGGCAAATATTGAAAATCGTCCATCTGAGACAAGTTTTCCTATTGGTTATTTTGTTGAGGATTATGAGTTTACAAATAGTGGGGACTTAGACCAGTATAATGGGAGATTTGGAAAAACTAAAGATTTTCCAGAGGGAACTTATGCATATTTTGCAACTGTTGAAACTAATGTTGATGAAGATGTGGTTGGAAAGTTTCCATACTTTATTGGCAATGAATATAGATCTCCATATATTGAAGAAAATATAACTCTAAACCAATCATTTGATTTTAATAATTCTTCACTAATTAGAAATACACTTCCTTACAAAGTAAATGATGAATATGCAGACAATGATTTTATTGTGGAGTCAAATGAAATTATAGAACAAAAAACACTGATTGAATCAGTTTCTTCAGGTAGTGTTTCTACTTTAGAAATTATAAATTCTGGATCTGACTATAAAGTAAATGACCAGATAACATTTGATGAAAGTAATACTGAAGGTAGTGGAATATTTGCAAAAGTATCTGAAGTAACAGGAAAACAAATAAATGAAATTAATACATCTATTCAATCTTATAATGACTCTCTAGTTACTTGGGTAAATGGAAGTTCTGTTAGAATTTATATTTTACCATATCATGAATTTTTAAATAGAGATAATATCAATATATCTGGATTTCCTGTAGAACTTTCCAATCTTAATGGGTCATATCAAATTGGGCTAACAACTTATTCTACAATATTAGATAAACAAATTCCCGCATATGCTTCAACAGGAATAGTTACAGATGTTTACTTAACATCTATTCCAGAAAACATTTCAATCGGAAGTAGTTTTAAAATTGATAATGAGATTTTCTCAGTTCTCAATATTTACAATAATTTTGGAGTTGTTAGAGTAAGTAGAAATGCAAGTGGTGGAATACACACTCAAACAACTCCAGTTTACTTCCTTCCCGATTCATTTACAGTAAATAAGTCTGCAGATTATTTTGAATCAAAAGTAAATGATAAAGTATATTATAATCCAACAAAATCAGTTGGAATTGGAACAACTGTGGGGACAGGTATAAATGTAAACTATAACATTGGGATTACAACATATAATACTTTCATTCCAACTCAAAGTATTTTTATACCAAATCACCCATTTATTACAGGTCAACAAGTAGTCTTCAGAAAACCAACTGGGGGAGACCCTATTGCAGTTTCAAATACCTCTACAAGTGCTTCCTTTAACATCTTAAATGGAAACTCCGAAACATTATATACAATTAATAAATCTAAGGATTATATTGGTATCGTAACTAATGTTGGATTAACCACAAATACTAATGGATTATTTTTTAGAAATACTAGTTGGTCTGCAGCAAATAATAATTATCAATATTCGATTGAATCAAACTTCACTCAAGTTACTGCAGATGTTAATAAAATAAACACAATAGTTTCTGTTTCAACATCTCATAGTTTATTGGTTGGTGATAAAATAACATTAACAGTTAAACCAGATTTGTCTGTAGGTATTGGAACGTCATCTTCTGTAAAAGTATTATATAATTCACAATATAAAAAATTACTAATTAATCCGATTGGATTTGGATCAGCAAGTGTGTTTCCAACCTCAATTTATTATGATTCGGCAACTAGACAACCAAATGTAGATCCTGAAATTGCAATTGAATGGATTGATGGGGTAATATCACCTTCAGCAACAAGAAATGCTCAGCAAATTTATGATTATATCTGGGATAACTATAATAATTTTGATGTAGATGGTGATGGTATCGTTAGTTCTGTTGATGGACTGATTATTATTAGGGAAATGTTTGGCGCTGCTTTTGCTGGTGCCGCCTTAACAACAGGTATTACTTTTCCTTCAGGAGCAACAAGAACAACAGCAACTGCAATTAGATCCTATATTAGTTCCGTAACTGGTGGTGTAGGAATTGGTAGCACAATTGGAACTGCACCGTTTACTTCTTGTTATGATGTCGAGGGTGATGGATCTATTATACCACTTAGTGATGGGTTATTGATTTATAGATTTTCCACTACTCCAGGACTTGGATTGGGTGGATATTACGGTCCGGGAACTCTTGAAAGTTATTTCCAAATTACAAATCATGGATTACAAACTGGAGATAAAATTTTATATGAAAGCAATACAAGTTCATTTATTCCATTAAATGATGGAGAATATTATGTTCATAGAGTTGATAATAATAAATTTAAACTAGGTCAAACATATAAAGATGTGACTGAGTATCCAATAAATGCTGTTTCAGTTGCATTTACTGGAGGATCCAACCAAGTTATTTCACTTATTAATCCACCAATTGAAGTAATTAAAAATAATAATCTTGCCTTTGATTTATCAGATTCTTCACTATCTGGTTATAATTTAAAAATTTACTATAATAAAGATTTTAGTAAAGAATTTGTTTCTGTTGCAACCACTACATCTCTTTCTATTTCTGGAGTTGGGACTGTAGGTGTGTCTACTAATGCATCATTAACTCTCAACTATACTGATTCTGTACCCGAAAAACTCTACTATAATTTAGAGAAATCTGGATATATCAGCACTGCAGATTCTGATGTTGTCAATTATTCTGAAATAACTTTTGTAGACAGTGAATATACTGGAGATTATAATGTAATTGGTGTAGCAAATACTAGTTTTACAATTTCTTTGAAAAATACACCAGAAAAACTTTCTTATCAGAAGAGTGATTGTGATGTGTTAGAATATGATACTAATTCCACCACTGTAACTGGAGGTATTAGTAGAGTAAATCTTATCTCTGGTGGGTATGGATATAAAGAACTTCCTCGTTTTACTGGTTCTAACTCTGTAAATGGTGAAGGTGCATTTATTATTCCAGCATCTAATACTATTGGTAAAATTACACAAAGTAGAATTATAAATGAGGGATTTGAATATGCATCGGATAAAACTTTAAGACCAACAGCGGCCATTCCACAATCCGTTTATATTTCTTCATCAAATACCATTGATTCTATAACTATCTTAAATGGTGGGCAAAATTATACTTCAGCGCCAGACTTAATATTAGTAGATTCTGACACTGGGGAGTTAATTGATTCAGGATTCTTAAAGGCAAATCTAACTGGATCTTCAATCGGTGAAGTAAAAATTGAAGTAGAACCTAAAGGTTTACCAATTAAACCAGTTACTATTAGAGCAATCAATAATTCTAATTCAGTTTCAATAGATCGTGTTGAATCTTCTCTTTCTGGCATAGTTACATGCATTTTGACTACACCTCTTGCAGGATTTACTTCTGCACCTTTTGCAGTTGGTGATAAAGTATTTGTAGAGGAAATTGAAAAAGCAAGTTCTTCTGGAGATGGATTCAATTCCTCAGATTATGGATATCGTTTTTTTACAGTATCTTCTTACCAAAACACAAATCCTGCTGAAGTTGAATTTAGTGTTTCTGGATTAACAACTAATCCAGGTGTAGCAAAAACTATTCAAGAGTCTTATGCTTCCATTACAAATTACAATAATTATCCAGAGTTTGAAGTTACTCAAAAGTTTTTACCATTCTTTATAGGAGAAACTTTATCTTCCGACAATGGACTTGGTTTTGTAACCAGAGATTTGATTGTTACTGCATGTGATGAAAATATTATAAGAGTAACTGGAAGTTATACACTTTCCCCCAATGAAAGAATAAGAGGTCTAGAATCATTTAATGAAGCAACTGTTGATGTTATTGAGACAAGTAATGGAATTTATAATATTGATTACTTTAATCTTCAAAATTTTGGTTGGAATAGTCAAACCGGAAAATTAAGTGAAGACTCTCAAGTAATACCAGACAATGATTATTATCAAAATCTTTCATATACTGTAAAAAGTAGTAAAACTTGGGAAGAAATAGTAACACCTGTAAACAATTTATTACACACTAGTGGTACTAAAAACTTTGCAGATACTCAGTTAGAACAAAATGTTCAATCTGGAATAGGAACTACTGAATCAACTTTATCTCTTGTTAATATTTTTGCCGAAGACAATAGAGTAGATACTATTAATAATTTTGATCTTGTAGTTGATGTAGATACTGTAGGAGATAAATCTAAATTTGTAAAGTTTGATACTGTCCGTCTGTCTGATTATATATTATGCAAAACTAATAGAGTATTAAAAATTGATAATATTAGTTCTGAGTTTTCTAGTTCTGATGATGAAAGAGAAAATGTTTTCAACATTACTCCAATAGTTACATCAAATCAATACAACAAGTTTTTAGTTCAAGTAAGAAATGTATTCAATAATGAAACTCAATTCAGCGAAATAGTAACAATTAATAATAATGAAGATATTTTTACTTTATATAAAGGTGAGATAACTACAGGAACGACTGGATATGGATCAACAATCTTTGATTCGGATTCTTTATTGGCAAATATTTTAGGATATGTAGATGAAACAGGATCTTTTTATCTAAAATTTGAACCAAATGATCCATTTAATTCCGATTTTGATATTAAAATACTACAAGATTCTTTTATAACTAAATCAGGAGTAGGATCGACACAAAGTTTAAAATGTATTGATTTATTATCACAGAATAAAGTTATTTCTAGTGGAATTACTACATCTATTATTCAGTTAGATTCTGCAAAATACTCATCAATTTATTCTAACATCCATGTTTTGAATAATGATAGTTCTATAATGAATTATGTGGAAATATATGTGTCTCATGATGGATCTAATACCTATATCTCCGAATATTACTTTAACAATGAAGAGAATGAAAGTTATAATCCCATAGGATCATTTGGAGCATCACTATCTGGTGGAATATTATCACTAAATTATACAAATACCGAGTCTGAAAGTATAATTGTAAGGACTAAAAATGTAGGATTTGGAACTACTGCACTTGGAGAAGATTTCTATAGATTTAAATTACCAGGGCAAATAAACACAAATGAAAGAACAGTTGTTTTTGAATCAAATTACAACAATGTTTCTTCTGGATCTACAAGTGTAATTATTTTAGACAAAACTTTATTTACTTCAATTAAATCTTTAGTGCGAGTTGGATTAGGATTAACCAGTGCATTGCACCAAATAATGACTATGTACGATGGATCTGACGCATACACATTACAATATCCATTTTTATCAATTGGAAGCACAACTGGAATAGGAACTTTTGGTGCAATTGTGGATGCAACCAATATCATACTTAATTTCTACCCAGATCCTTCTATTTCTGGCAACATAGAAATAATTTCATTTAATGAATGTTTATATACAGATCTGGATCTCATTAATATTCCCCCAGATTTGGTTTATTCACCAGTCAGACAATCTGTAAAAACGGCAAAATACTTTGGAGTCAATTCTCCATCAGTTAACAAATTGGATTTCGAAGCAAAATATGAAGAAAATGCAATTTTCATGAAAACTTTTGATCCTTTAACTTCCTTAGATTTTGTTACTGGAATATGCACTATTCCCAATCATTTCTTTAACACCGGAGAGCGATTAATCTATAGACCAAAATCAACTTTTATTGGTATTGGAACTTCTGCGATAGGAATTGGTGCTACTGAAAATTATGTTGGAGTGGTTACGACATTATTGCCCGAAGTTGTATATGCAATTAGAGAAAGTAAAGACACTATTAAAATTGCAACTAAAAAAGAATATGCCAAACAGGGAATTGGAGTAACATTTACATCTGTAGGTTTAGGTAATGCTCATGAATTGGAAATGTTTAAAAAGAATGAAAAATCCTTAATTACAATTAATAATCTCGCACAGTATCCAATTTCTTACTCATACATAAGTCATACATTATCAAATAATGGTGGACAGATTGGAATAGCATCGACAATCTTTGCTTTAAGTGGAATAAGTTCTATCAATCCAACAGATTTATTGAAAATAAATTCCGAATATGTCAGAGTAGAAAATGTTGGTTTAGGAACAACTAATGTTGGACCAATTACTTTTACTGGAAGTATTCCATTAGTGGAAGTTACTAGAGGATTTGTAGGTTCTACTTCAGGTGTGCATACAGACACCTCTGTCGCTAGAGTTTATAGGGGATCTTATAATATTTCAGGGAATAAAATTTACTTTACTCAACCACCAAGAGGAAATCAACTTGATTTAATCGGACCTGATGAAAATGCCCTTGCAAGAGAAAGAGCAACATTTAGTGGTAGAGTATTTTTAAGACAAGACTACACTTCAAATCAAATTTATGATGATATTTCGGATAAATTTACTGGAATAGGACAAACTTTCATCTTAACCTCCCAAGGAATTAACACGGTTGGATTAGGTACTAGTGGTGGAAGTGGTGTTGTCTTTATCAATAGTATTTTCCAATCGCCAACTACATCTAATAATTCTGGAAATAACTATATTATTAGTGAAAATACTATATCGGGAATAACTAGCATTACATTTACTGGAATTAGATCTGACATTGGATTATACACATCAGACTATGATATTAACATGAATCAATTACCTCGCGGAGGTATCATTGTTTCATTAGGATCAACTTCTGGATTAGGTTACGCTCCCTTAGTAGGTGCTTCAGTCACTGCTGTTATTGGTGCAGGAGGAACGATTGTTTCTGTTGGTTTGGGAACACAAGATATTATTGGATCTGGTTATAGGGGAAATGTATCTGTAGCAGTTACAGAGTCTGGTCACAGCGGATCTGAAGCAACTATTACGGCAAGTGTAGGTGCTGGAGGTACTTTATCTTTTACAGTTGTTGGAGAGGGTAGTGGATACACTTCCCCAACAATTAATGTTTCATCACCTTCTTATGAAAACTTACCAGTAATTGGTGTTTCTCGTCTAGGTTTGGGTGCAACTACAGACACTGGTAATGGATTACTTTTAAATGTTGAAGTTGGGTCAAGTTCTACTACTGGAATAGGATCTACTTATTTTGTAGTAACTGACTTTAAAATCGCAAGAAATGGATATGGATTTAGAAGAGGTGATGTATTTAAACCAGTGGGATTAGTAACGGATGCAAATTTAGCATCTCCAATTAGTGAATTTGAATTGACGGTACTTGATACATTTACAGATTCATTTGCTGCTTGGCAGTTTGGAGAATTAGATTATATTGATTCTATTAAAAATTATCAAGATGGAACAAGGACTAGATTCCCGTTATTGTATAATTATGATTTACTAAGTTTTGAGGTTGATAACAACACATCCGATTCTCAACTAATAGATTTAAATAATATTCTTCTCATTTTTGTAAATGGAATTTTACAAGAACCAGGAACTTCATATCAGTTCAATGGTGGTACATCGTTTACATTTACGGTAGCACCAAAACCAGAAGATGATATTGCAATATTCTTTTATAAAGGAACTGCAGGTGAGGATGTTGAAAGTATTACAAATATTAATGAAACAATTAAAGTAGGAGATACAGTACAGATATTCAGTAATAATAGTAATATTGATAATACAATTACTCAGGATAATAGAGTGGTTTATGATATTGCTGGATCTGACAGAGTTGAAACTAATCTATATGTATCTCAAGGAATAGATTCTATTAATAAAAAACCACTTTATTGGACTAAACAAAAAGTTGATTTGCTAATTAATGGAGAAATTGTCTCCAAGTCTAGAGATTCTCTTGAATCTCAAGTTTATCCTACTTCAAACATCATTGGAGACTTTAGCAACTCTGCCAATCAAATCTTTGTAGATGACGCTTCACTATTTGATTATGAAAATGAATCTCCAAGTACTACTCCAATAGATTTTAATGTTATTGTGTTTACTAACACAAATGTTGGAATAGCAACTACAGATTTTTCTACACAGTATGAAATTTTAACTGGTGTAAATGATGTCAAAGGATCCAGTGCCTCTGTTGTTGGAATTGCTACAACCACCGGAATTGGAGTGCCTTTAGCACTCAAATTTACATTAAATCCATCACCACCTGATCTTCAAGTTGGTTATCCAATTTATATTTCAAATACTCTTGTTGGAAGTGGTGTAACTTCTATTGATTCTTCAGATTCTAGCATTGTTGCAATTAGTACATCATATGTAAATAATGTTTATAAAGTTCATGCATTCAACTCATCAACAGGTATCATTACTTGCAACGTTGCTTCATATACATCAATTGTTGGACTTGCAACTACAGGAACTTCTAATTATCCTGTAGGAAAATTATCTTGGGGTAGATTGTCTGGATTCACTAGGTCATTATCACCAATCTCAATCGCCGTTACTGGATATACCTCAAGTGTAGGTATAACCAGTGAAGGATATAGTGCAGGTCTCTCAACTTATCCAGTTATACAGAGAAGAGGATTTGGATTTAGAAACAACGGATCTTTAGTAAAAAAAGATAAGGTGATAACCTAATCCCATATAAATATAAAAAAAACAGCAATATAAATGTCTGCACTTGTAACAGATCAATTTAGAATTTTAAATGCTACGAATTTTATAGAATCAATAGATAATGATTCATACTATGTTTGGGTCGGTTTAACTAATCCAAATAGATATACTGGATTTGGACGTAACGAAACTTGGGACGGTGGAACAACTCCTGGAGGGTCTCCTGTAACAAATGGTGTAGTACCAAATCCAATTGATAACTTAGATTACTTAACACAATATGAAGATACTCTTCTTTTTGGAAAGAAAGTTACATCATCCAATATAAGAAGAGTTGTAAAGAGAGTTGATTGGGTAAGAGGTAAAAAATATGACATGTACAGGCATGACTATAGTATTAATAATCTAAGTCCAGTAGCAAAGAGGGCAAGGTTATATGATTCAGAATTTTATGTATTAAATAGTGATTATAAAGTTTATATTTGTATTCAAAATGGTTCTAGTGGAGTTAACACAACAGGAAATCAGTCTTTATATGAACCAACACACACTGATCTAGAACCATCAATTGCAGGAACTGGTGGTGATGGTTATCGTTGGAAATATCTATTTACTGTTTCCCCTGGAGATATTGTAAAGTTTGACTCCACAGAGTATATTACTTTGCCAAATAATTGGAATACCTCTACAGATTCACAAATTGTTTCAGTAAGGCAAAATGGAGATTCTGAAGTAAATGATAATCAAATAAAAACAGTTTATATTGATAATCCTGGAGAAAACTATGAAGGTGGTGTAAATCAAGGAAAAGAAGTTGATATCTTGGGAGATGGAACTGGTGGTAGAGTTTTTGTGGAAGTCAATTCCAATGGAGAAATAACTAATACCATAGTCACTTCAGGTGGTAAAGGATACACTTATGGAATTGTTGATTTAGGATCATTACAACCTAGTGGAAATATTTCAAATCCAGCAAGACTTATTCCAATAATTCCACCTTCTAAAGGACATGGATATGATTTATATAAGGAGTTGGGTGCTGATAGAGTAATGATTTATAGTAGGTTTGATGATTCTTCTAGAGATTTTCCAATTAATACTAAATTCTGTCAGATCGGCATACTAAAAAATCCAACAAAATTTGTAGGAATTGAAACTTTTACAGACTCACAATTCTCAGGTCTTTATGCTATTAACTTTTCTACAGTGAATAATGTTCTACCAAAAATTGGTGAGAAAATAACTCAAACTGTATCTGGTGGAATTGCAGTTGGATATGTTGCATCATATGACTCTGATACGAAAGTCTTAAAATATTTTAGAGATAGATCTTTGTATTATGGATCAACTCACGATCAAACTGACTATGTTGGCGTTTCGACAGAAGGAAATGCTAATATAAATTTCAGCAGAACTGGAGGAACTGTCGTTGGTGGAGATAGCGGTTTTAATGGGACTCAAATTTCATCTCTGACAGGAATTACTACCACAGTTAATGGGGCGATCATAAATCTGGGAATTACATTTACAAATGGACTTGCAAATCCTGAGATAAATAAAAAGACGGGAGATATAATTTATATTGATAATAGACCTCTTGTTTCCCGCAATATTAGACAAAAAGAAGACATTAAAATTATCCTGGAATTCTAAAAAATGGCACAAAAGACAAATCTAAACGTAAGTCCATATTTTGATGACTTTGATGCTGAAAAGAATTTTTACAAAGTTCTTTTTAATCCAGGAAGACCAGTACAGTCAAGAGAATTAAATAATATTCAATCAATTTTACAAAATCAAATTGAATCATTTGGTAGTCATATTTTTAAAGAAGGATCTGTAGTAATTCCAGGAAGCACTACTTACGATTCTAACTTTTTTGCTGTCAAATTAAATCCCACTTCTTTTGGAGTTAATATATCAGCATATATTGAACAATATGTAGGAAAATTAATTGAAGGTCAAATTTCAGGAATCACTGCATTTGTTCAAAAAGTTGAAATACCAGACTCAATTAATAATTTAGATTATGTTACTTTATATGTAAAATATATTGATTCTGATAATGATTTTAATATTAACCCATTTCAAGATGGTGAATTATTAGTATCTAGTGAAAGTATTGTTTATGGAAACACTACAATTGTATCTGGTACTCCTTTTGCATCTCTGATATCTATAGATGCTACTTCCACAGGATCTGCTGCCTCTATTGATGATGGAATTTATTTTGTAAGAGGTACATTTGCAAAAGTATCTAAACAAACAATTATTTTAGACTATTACACAAATACACCATCATATAGAGTAGGTCTTAAAGTATCCGAAGAAATTATATCCGCTAAAGAAGACTCTTCTCTTTACGATAATGCAAAGGGATTTACAAATTATGCCGCGCCTGGGGCGGACAGATTTAAAATAGGTTTGTCATTAACTAAAAAAACTATTGACAGTGTAGATACTGACACGGACTTTATTGAGTTATTGCGAATTGAAAATGGTGAAATTAAAAAGATTAATACTAAAACTCAATATTCTTTAATTAGAGACTACTTAGCACAAAGAACTTTTGACGAATCTGGAAATTATTCAGTAAATCCATTTAAAATTTCTTTACATAATTCTCTGAATGATAGACTTGGAAATGATGGATTATTCTTTGACGATCAAAAAACAGAGTCTGGAAATACACCATCTGATGATTTAATGTGTATTAAATTATCTCCAGGGAAAGCATATGTAAAAGGTTATGATATTGAAAAAGTTACGACTACTATTTTAGACGTAAATAAACCAAGAGAAACTCAAAATGTAGAAAATGTGAATGTTCCTTTTGAGATGGGGAACTTATTACGAATTAATAACATAACTGGATCTCCAAAGCAAAATCAAACCGTAGAACTTCATTCTGTAAGAAGAAGTGTTTCTGGAGATCCATCTTCGAATACCAAAATTGGAGACGCTAGAGTTTATAACTTTAGATTAACTGATGCTGCTTATTCGGGAGCAACCACTAACTGGGATTTATATCTTTATGATATACAAACTTATACAACTTTAGTTTTGAATCAAGGTATATCAGCACAACAATTACCGATTTCATCGTATGTCAAGGGAAAAAGTAGTGGTGCAAGTGGATATGCATCTGCATCTGGAGATGGAACAACGACAATCAAACTGAGACAAACATCAGGAACTTTTATCAAAGGTGAGCAAATAATTATCAATGGAGTTGAAGTATATCCTAGATCTATTGCAGAGATTACTGTATATGATATTGGTGATATTAAACAGATTTATCAATCAACAGCAGTGTCTGGATTCTCTACATCATTCCTTGGAGACTCTGTACTAGACAGACAACTTCCTATTGGATTTAATGCTTCTGATACTATTAATATTACTGCAGGTGGAGTAGTAACTTCTCCAGGAAAGTTTTTCAATACAGTTAAAATTGGATCTATAATAAGATATCAGTCACCTAACAGTGCTGATGAAACTTTTAATAGAGTTTCTAGTATAAGTGCCACCGGCGATTCAATAACTGTTTCAGGAATCACCACAGTTACTGGTGTTTGCAATGGTAATGTAGGAGTTGCAACCAATCTATCATTTAGTCTTGGAATATCCAAGATTAGAAATTCTGATAAAGGATATTTATATGCTGAGTTGCCTAATTCTAATATATCGCAAGTAGATTTAAATGATTCTATTTTAACTTTTAGCGCACAATCTACAAGTGCTAAATCTTCAAGTAGTCCAATAGTTCTTTCAGTATCCGATTTTTCACTACCATCTGGATTATCAACAGCATTATTTACATCTTTTGATGAGGAACGTTATTCTGTACATTATACGGATGGAACTACACAATCTTTAACAGCAGATCAATTTTCGTTATCAAATAATCAAGTAACTTTATCAAATCTTACCTCTGGGAAAACAACATCATCAATCAATGCAACTTTTATTAAAAATGGTGTACAGAGTAAGCAAAAGCAATATAATCGCAGTAATATCTTAAATATAATTTATTCAAAATATCCAGAGTCTGGAAGTGGAATTAGTAGTTCTATCAATGATGGACTGCAATATAATCAGTATTATGGACTAAGAGTTCAAGATGAAGAGATTTCTTTAAATTATCCCGATGTTTCAAAGGTCTTGGCAGTCTATGAGTCTTTAGACACATCAAATCCAACTTTGGACACATTATCATTTAGTTCAGTTTTAAATATTGGTGGAAATGCTATTGTTGGAGAGAATATTTTAGGATCAGAAAGTGGTTGTATTGCTAGAGTTGTAACAAAAACTACAAATAGTGTTGAAATTATATATTTAAACTCAAGTAGATTTAATACCAACGAACTTGTGTCTTTTGAAGAGTCAAATATTACTGGAGAAATAGATTTTGTAACTTCTGGAAACTATAATGATATCACAAATAGATTTGTTTTAGATAAAGGTCAAAAAGAACAATACTATGATTATTCCAGACTTATCAGGAATAATGGAGAGACCGAACCTTCAAAAAAACTTTTGGTAGTATTTGATTATTATAGTGTCCCTTCAACAGATAATGGAGATGTATTCACTGTAGCAAGTTATAATAAAGGGCAATTTTCATCTGATATTCCCTCAGTAGGAAAAGACAATATTAGAGTATCAGATACTTTAGATTTTAGACCGAAAGTTTCTGTATTCACTGCAAATACATCATCACCATTTGATTTTTCTAATAGAAACTTCAATTCATCTATAAAAATTAATTTAACTCCAAATGAAAGCACTATCATTGGATATGATTATTACTTAGGTAGGGTTGATAAAGTTTATTTAAGTAAAACTGGAGAATTTATTTATCTGGAAGGTCTTTCTTCTCAAAATCCAAAATCTCCATTAAAGACTGATGATTTAATGGAACTAGGAACTATATATCTTCCACCATATTTGTATAATGTTAAAAATGCAGTATTGTCTCTTGTGGACAATAGAAGATATACTATGAGAGATATTGGATTGATTGAAAATAGAGTTAAAAATCTTGAAAGAATAACTTCATTATCTCTCTTAGAATTAAGTACACAAACACTTCAAATACAAGACTCTGAGGGATTTAATAGATTTAAAACTGGATTTTTCGTAGATGATTTTAAAGATACTTCAAGGATAAATAGTCTATTCTCTTCAATAGAAATTGATTCAGAATCTCAAGAAATGAGACCTATCATTTCTAGAAATAGTCTAAAGAACTATCTTGCACCTGCGGAAAATATATCTGATGAAAGTGTAGATTTATCAACTAATTATAGTCTGGTAGACTCCAATGTAAAGAAAACTGGATCTACAGTTTCTCTAAAATACGAATCCGAAAAATGGATATCTCAACCTTTAGCAACTCAGGTAGAAAATGTAAATCCATTTCATGTAGTAACTTATAAAGGAACGATAAAACTATCCCCAGAGAGAGATAATTGGGTTCGCACAGTACAACTGCCAGATAAGACTATTTCTGTTACAGATTTTGTTTTAATTGAAAGAAACCGTATTGAAGTTGAAAACCAAACTCGTACCGAAAGAGATAATAATAGAATAGGTCAAAGTGTAACAGAAATTTCTGGAATAAATCAAAATGTTATTGATAATGTAAATAGAACAACTACCACCTCAAGTGTAAACAATCTTATAGAATCTAGAATTGAAGAATTTATGAGATCTAGAAACACTCAGTTTTCTATTTCTAACTTAAAACCTTACACTAGATATTATCAATTCTTAGATGGAAATGGATCTGTAGATTTTATTCCAAAACTGATTGAAATTGCGGTTAGTAATTCTTTAACACTTGCTGGAGCATCTTCTGCATTTACAGTTGGTGAAACTGTATTTGGATATGATAGTCAAAATAAAAAAATTATTTCCTTTAGAGTTGCACAACCAAATCATAAGTTAGGATCGTATAATTCTCCAACAACTACGTTTAACGTAAATCCATATATTAAAACAGAATCTTTACCAAATGCATATAGCGCATCAACAAAGGTTTTAAATGTTGATACATTCTCTCTTTCTGAAGAATCTCAGGGACTTTATTCTGGATACCTAGTAAGAGGAGCAAAACTTATTGGACAAACTAGTGGTGCTATTGCATATGTAAAAGACCTAAGATTGATATCAGATAATTATGGAGATTTAGTAGGATCATTTTTCATTAGAGATCCTAATACTTTACCAACTCCAGATGTTAGAATTAACACTGGAAATAAAACTTATAAAGTAACTTCAAGTTCTACAAATGAAACTGCTGTTATAGGTAGTACTACAATCTCATCTGCAGAAACTAATTATGCATCTGAGGGTACTTTAGAGTTGTATGAGAGAACTATTACAAATACAACCACAGTAACAACAACACGAACAACTACTACAACTATATCTACACTCACAACTAACTTTATTCGTGAGATAGTAAGAGAGGATCCACTTGCTCAAACTTTTACTATTGATGAAAATGAACCTGGAGCATTTTTAACGAGTATAGATCTTTTCTTCTATAAAAAAGATACTACTAATAATCCATTAACTGTAGAAATAAGAAATGTAGTACTTGGAACCCCAGCGTCTCAAGTAATTGGAAATCCTGTAACTCTTAGACCAGATCAAATTAACATATCTGACGATGCTTCTGCAGTAACAAGAGTAACATTTGATTATCCAATTTACCTTGCTCCAGGATTAGAATATGCAATTGTTCTTCTTGCACCGGAAAGTACTGAGTATGAAGTTTTCATTGCAGAAATGGGTAAAAAAACTATTCAGTCTGCAAACTTACCAGATGCTAATTCAGTATTATATTCACAGCAATTTGCTTTAGGAAGTCTGTTTAAATCTCAAAATGGATCTATATGGACTGCAAATCAATATCAAGATATGAAGTTTACTTTATATCGTGCAAACTTTGTAACTAACACCCCATCAACAGTATATTTTTATAATTCAACATTAAATGAAAGTAATGGATACGTTAAAAATCTACAGAGTAGTCCCCTAACAGCATTTCCTAGAAGATTGAGTGTAGGTATTACAACAACTACAAATGCAAACACTATTGGCATCTTAACAACTGGAAGAAAAGTAAGTGAAAGTGTAAAAACCTATAATTATGGATACATTGTTGGAACTGGTTGCTCTGTTTCTTCTGTTGGAATCACTACTGGTGGATTTAACTATGTAACAGACTCCAATGTATCTACATTCAATATTATTGGAAGTGGATCTGGACTCACTTTAAATATTACTAGTGTTTCCGCAGGTACTTCTGCAATATCCGCAATTAGTGTAGTGAATCCTGGAAATGGTTACGCAGTTGGAGACGTTGTTGGCATTGTAACTTCTTCCGTTTCTAGTAACAGTGGAAGAGATGCAAGAATAACAATAACCGGAAATAATAATGGAATTGATACTTTGTATCTTAGTAATGTACAGGGCGCATCATTTACTGCAGATGGAACTTCCAATTTAGTATATTATGATAATTCCAACAATGCAGTTACTATGGGTTCTACTTTTATTAGAAGTTCTACTCCTGCTGGATCTCTTTATGATGGAAATTTTGTTAAAGTAAATCATTTCAATCACGGAATGTATGCTCCCAATAACAAAGTTGCAATTTCTGGAGTATTACCAAGCGTTCCACCAACTACATTATCTCAATCTATAACTGCATCTTCGACTTCAATTTCGGTTGCAAGCACTGCAAACTTCTCTACTTTTGAAGGAAAACCTGTTAATGGTACTAACTTTGGATATGTAATTATAGAAAATGAAATCATCAAATATGAAAGTGTTGGATCTGGAACTCTAGAAACACTATCAAGAGGACAATTATCAACACTTGCAGTTCCTCATGATACAAATACCCCAATTTACAAATACGAATTTAATGGAGTTTCTTTGAGAAGAATTAATACGACTCATGATATTAGTGACTTTGGATTAGATATTGATAGTTATTACATTGAAATTGATAGAACTTCTAATGGTGTAGATAGAAGTGCTGATAATACGCCTACGGGATATCCACAACTTTCGTTCATAACTGAATTAAATTCTGGAGGAAATAGCGTATTTGCCACAGAAAATATTCAATATGATTCTATTATTCCATACTACAATATCATATCACCAACAGATGCAACTACAGTATCTGCAAAGATTAGAAGTGTAAGTGGAACAAGCATTTCAGGAAATGAAGTATCATTTAATGATTTAGGTTATGAAGATATACAATTAAATTCACTTAATCAATTATCTTCTACAAGAATTGTTTGTTCTAAAGTCAATGAAAATACATATTTGACTGCATTACCGAGAAATAAATCTTTTACTACAGCAGTTACTTTACAGACAACAAATAAATATGTTTCTCCACAAATATTTTTAGATAATTGTTTTACTGATTTCCATAGTAATAGAATTAATTCTCCAATATCCAATTATTCTGCTGATAATAGAGTAAATTCTTTCATTGAAGACCCACATACTTCAGTATATATTTCTAATACGGTTAGATTATCTCAATCAGCAACTTCACTTAAGGTTATACTGTCTGCTTATAGACATTCTTCTGCAGATTTTAGAGTATTATACAGTTTAATTAGACCAGACTCTAGTGAAGTTATTCAAGCATTTGAACTATTTCCTGGATATGATAATCTAACTGTAGATAATAATAATGATGGTCATTTGGATGTTGTAGATCCTGCAAATAATAGTGGATTACCTGATGTATTTGTTCGTCCAAGTAGAGAAAATGAATTCTTAGAATATGAGTTTTCTGCAAATAATCTTGGAGAATTCACTGGATACATTATAAAAATTGTAATGTCATCTACAAATCAAGCATATCCACCAAGATTTAAAGATTTAAGGAGTATTGCAATCAGATGATGATACCAGTTAAGGGGCACCCAAATTTATATAGGGATGAGGAGTCTGGTGCTATTGTTAATTGTGATAATACATCTTATAATCAATATGTAAACAGTTTGAGTAATAGAAAAACTCAAAGAAGAGAATTGGATGAAATGAAAAAAGATATTGAAGAAATTAAATTTTTATTAAGGGAGATTATCAATGGATCCAAATGAAATAAAACTAGAATCAATGGACAAATTGTTTGAATATGAAAAACATTCTAGAGTTATTGATAATTTAAGTAAAGATGAATTAAGAATTTTTGCAAAACTCTATTTTAAGTTGTATTTAAAACAGCAAGAAGTTGTTCATTCTTTAGCAAAAATGTAAACATAAATAAGAAGTAGATCTCAGAAAATAAATGGCAGCAGTATATGTCAGTAATCTTGTAATTAATGCTGGATCTGATTTTTCTCAGACTTTTAATTTAGAAACCACAGATTCAAGTTCATCCTTAAATCTTGCAGGATATACTGTTTCTGCTCAAATGCGAAAATATGCCGGAAGTTCTACAGCGACTACGTTTACAACTTCAATTCCACAACCAGCAACTTTAGGAAAAATAATTATTTCATTAACTGCAGCACAAACAGTAGATTTAAAACCTGGTAGATATGTGTATGATTTGATAATAATTAAAGATGGAGTTAAAACTAGGGCAATTGAGGGAATGATTCTTGTAAGAGAAGGAGTTACCAGGTAATGTCCGATATAAAAGTTAGAGTTGGGCAACAAAATACCGTTAAAATACTCTCATCTCTTGCAGGAGGATCTGCATTTGCTGAAAATGCGAGAAATGCAGAAAATGTTATTGGAGGCATAGCTTCTGTCACACAATTGAATGTTTCGGGCGTTTCTACGTTTGTAGGCATAACAACATTCAATAATAATGTTTATATTGGTGGAGATTTATATGTAAATGATGATATATTTTTTGATGAATTTACATCAAGAAATGCCAATATTACAGGAATTCTTACTGTTGCACAATCAATTTATTATCCTGCAGGACAACCTTTTGGAGTTGCATATTTTGATAACAATGATCAATTAGTTTCTACAGGAACGACATCATCTGCAATCAGTGAAACTAACTATATACTTTCAACAAATTCATCAGGAATTCCATCCTGGTCAAATGTAATCGACGGGGGAGAATACTAATGTCTAAACCATCCAGCAGACAAGAACTAATAGATTATTGTTTAAGAAGATTAGGTGCTCCGGTTTTAGAAATTAACCTAGCAGATGATCAAATAGATGATCTAGTAGATGATGCTTTACAGTATTTTAATGAAAGGCATTTTGATGGTGTGGAAAGAATGTACTTAAAATACAAAATAACCCAGGACGATATCGATAGAGGAAGAGGAAGGGGTACAAATGGTGTTGGTATTGTAACTACAACTGGAACATCAAATATTAGTGGCATTGGGACAACTAATTTTAATTTTTATGAATCTTCAAATTTTATTCAAGTTCCAGATTCGGTTATAGGAATTGAAAAAGTATTTAAATTTGATACTAGTTCTATTTCTGGAGGAATGTTTAGTATTAAATATCAATTGTTTTTAAATGATTTATATTATTTTAATTCAGTTGAACTACTACAATACGCTATGGTTAAAACTTATTTGGAAGATATTGATTTTCTATTGACAACAGATAAACAAATTAGATTTAATAAAAGGCAAAATAGGATGTATCTTGACATTGATTGGAATGCTCAAAATAAAGATACATTTATTGTTATAGATTGCTACAGAATTTTAAATCCAAATGATTTTACAAAAGTATATAATGATAGTTTTTTAAAAAAATATTTGACCGCGTTGATGAAGAGACAGTGGGGACAAAATTTAATTAAATTTAGAGGAGTTAAACTTCCAGGTGGTATAGAATTAAATGGTAGGGAAATTTATGAAGATGGTGAAAGAGAAATAGAAAGTATAATACAAAGAATGTCCATGGATTATGAACTTCCACCTTACGATTTTATTGGATAATGGCACTTAATCCCTTTTTTTTACAAGGATCACCTAATGAACAGAGACTTGTTCAGGAGTTAATAAATGAGCAACTTCGCATTTATGGAATCGAAGTCATTTATATTCCAAGAAAGTTTGTTCGAAAAGAAACAATTATAAGAGAAGTTTCCTCATCAAAATTTGACGATAATTTTGCTATTGAAGCTTATATTAACAATTATGATGGATATACGGGACAAGGTGATATTTTAAGTAAGTTTGGAATGAGTTTAAAGGATGAAGTAAGTTTGATAGTATCAAGAGAAAGATTTGAAGATTTTATTTTACCATTTTTAGACGAAAATGATCCAGAAATAGAAATTGATTCTAGACCTAGAGAGGGTGATTTGGTATATTTCCCTCTAGGACAAAGATTATTTGAGGTAAAATTTGTCGAACATGAAAATCCATTTTATCAATTAGGAAAATTATACGTTTATGAATTGAAATGTGAATTGTTCGAATATGAAGATGAAGTTATTGATACAACTATTGATGAAATTGATGAGCAAATTAAAGATGAGGGGTATATTACAACGCTACAACTAATTGGCACTGGATCTACAGCATCTGCTACTGCCATTATTAATACTGGATACATCAGACAAATATTTTTAAATAATGATGGGTATGATTATATTTCAACACCCACTGTTGCAATTTCATCAGCACCTATCGGTGGCCAGAATGCTAGTGCTGTTGCCATCACAACTTCTAAAGGAGGAGTTTACTCAATTCAATCTATTGTACTCACAAATGCTGGTGCAGGATATACTACAATCCCATCAATTTCAATAGTTGGTGGTGGAGGAACTGGTGCAATCGCTACTTGCTCTATTGAAACTAATGCAAATGGTGTTACAAGATTTATTGTTGCTAATGGTGGTGGTGGATATGTAAATTCTCCAATAGTTAGTATTGCAGGATCCATTGGTGCTGGACAAACTGCGTCTGGATTGGCGATTGTTGGTTCTGGACAAACAATCACTTCCATTAGAATTATAAATCCTGGTGTGGGATATACTGAGGCACCTACAGTTACAATTGCCCAACCACCAATTCTTTCAGGAATTGGTACTTATCTGTTTAATGAAGAAGTAGTTGGATCTATTTCAAGCACTAGAGGAAGAGTTAAATCTTGGGACTTTGATACAAAAGTTCTTAAAGTATCTTTTGTTGATAATGCAACGACAAAGAAATTCTATCCAGGTGAATTAATAGTTGGTTCTACTTCTAGTGCAGTATATTCAGTCAAATCTTATGATACTTGGGATCAATATGATAAATATAGTGAAAATATAGAAATTGAAAATGCAGCTGACGGCATCGTAGATTTTTCAGAATCGAATCCATTTGGTACATTTTAATGCTAGGAACATACTATTACCACGAAATTATTAGAAAAACTGTTATTTCTTTTGGAACAGTTTTTAATGAAATTTATATAAGGCATAAAGACTCTTCCGGTGATAGTATCAGTGAAATGAAAGTTCCTCTTGCCTATGGTCCAATACAAAAGTTTTTAGCGCGTATAAATCAACAACCAGAATTAAATAAACCAATTGCAATGACATTACCTAGAATGTCATTCGAAATGACATCGATTCAATATGATTCTACAAGAAAATCTGGTATTACACAAACTTTTAAAGCGATAGATGGCAATAACTTAAAAAAAGTTTTTATGCCAGTTCCATATAATTTGGGATTTCAGTTAAATATAATGTCCAAGTTGCAAGACGATGCTTTACAAGTGGTAGAGCAGATACTTCCGTATTTTCAACCATCATTCAATTTAACTGTAGATTTAGTAGATGCAATTGGGGAAAAAAGAGACATACCTATTGTACTAGATAGTGTATCTTTCACTGATGATTATGAAGGAGATTTTTCCACCAGAAGAGTTTTAATTTATACTCTTAATTTTACTGCAAAAACTTATCTATTCGGACCTATTGCAGATTCTACGGATGGACTTATTCGTAAAGTGCAAGTTGATTATTATAATTCTACAGATACTTCAACAGCAAAGAGGGAAATGAGATATACTCTTACTCCAGACCCAATTGATGCAGATCCTGAGGATAACTTTGGATTTAATGAAGTTTGGCAATCTTTTAGTGATTCCAAAACTTATAGTCCAACACAGCAAGCAGATCTTTGATATATCATGACAAATAAGTATGAAGGATTAGATTCTGCCCTCAATATACAAAGTGATATTGTTGAAGTAGAAAAAATAAAAGAAGAATTGAATATAACACCCATAAAATCGGATGATATTCAAAAAGATTATGAGTATACTCGTGCAAACTTATATTCATTAATTGAAAAAGGACAGGAAGCGATTAATGGAATTATGGAACTTGCCGGTGAAGGTGGATCTCCAAGAGCATATGAAGTTGCCGGACAATTAATAAAATCAGTTGGAGATGTAACTGATAAATTAATTGATTTACAGAAAAAACTCAAAGATGTTGAAGAAGAATCTACAAAAACAACTAATAATGTAACTAATAATGCAGTCTTTGTTGGATCGACATCAGAACTATCAAAACTACTCAAACAAGGTTTTCTAAATAATAAAGAGTAATTCTTATTTCTAATGAGTTGGTCTGACAAATATAAAAGATCAATTGATTGTGACAATCCAAAAGGATTTTCGCAAAGAGCTCACTGTCAAGGTAGAAAGAAAAAATTGAAAGAACAATTAAAATCATTTAAAACGGTTGCACAGATTGCAAAAAAGCATCGTCTTGATGTTTCTTTCATTCAAAAGCAACTTGATATGGGAGAACCAATTGAGCATGAGCACACCAAAGACCATGAATTGGCAATGGAGATTGCTCTTCAACATTTAGATGAAATTCCAGATTATTATACTCGTCTTAAAAAAATGGAAGCATCCGCAAAAAAAGAACATAAGAAGTTCAAAGATGTAAAAATGAATGAAGAAGGTCTTCGTGATTGGTTTGGAAAATCTAAATCAAAAGATGGTAAATCTGGTTGGGTTAATGTTGTAACTGGTGGAACTTGTGCAAGCGATGAACCTGGTGAAGGAACACCAAAATGTGTCTCATCAGCAAAAAGAGCAAGCATGTCTAAAGCAGAAAGATTATCAGCAGCAAGAAGAAAAAAAGCAGCAGATCCTGGACAGCAACAAAAATCAGGTGCGGCAAAACCAACTTATGTCTCAACAGATCCAAAGAAAAAAATGAAGGAAGAAATGGATTTACAAGAAGTTAAAGATAAATCAGGTAAAGGTAGTGGAACTAAAGATGCTTGTTACCATAAGGTAAGATCAAGATATAGCGTTTGGCCAAGTGCATATGCATCTGGAGCACTAGTCAAGTGTCGTAAAGTTGGCGCTGCAAATTGGGGAACCAAGTCTGAAGCAATGGAAATGGTTAGATATTGTCCAAAGTGTCAAAAAGATGAAACTAGAAATGAGTGTAAGTATGGTGGAAAATATTGGGATATGTTTTCTAGACCCTCTGCTTTAACCACAAATCAATTGAAATATAATATTGCAACTGTTCATCCTGGTAATTTCCCAGAATCATATGATCATGAGTATTCAATGGCACGTTCGGAACTTTCAACAATCATTGCAGCTGCAAAAAGATTAAGAAATAAAATGAAAGGTGAAGGTAATATTGAAGCATGGGTTCAGTCAAAAATTACTAAAGCAGCAGATTATATTGATGCAGCTGCAGATTATGTTGATAGTGGTGAGATGAAAGAGCAAGTTTCTGATACTGGAACAATGTCAGACAAAAAACCGTTTGATATTGCAGTGAAAAAAATCATGAGTAGAAAGGATAAAATGACTCCAGTTCAAAGGATTATTGCTCTTAAACAAGCAGGAAAACTTCAAGATGTTGATGAGAAATATGATCAGATTAATGAGAAGTGCTGGCCTGGTTATAAGAAAAAAGGAATGAAGACGATGTTTGGAAAGAGATATCCAAACTGTGTTAAGGCGGAAGAGTTCTCTAATTGGAGAGCAGATTTTGGATTATCGGAAGATTGGCAATCAGTAAATCGCAAAGATAAAACTGATGGATTAAGTCCTGCTGCAGTAAAAGCATATCGTCGTGAAAATCCAGGTTCTAAACTTCAGACTGCAGTAACTGAAAAGAGTCCAAAAGGTAAAAGAGCAAAGCGTCGTGCATCTTTTTGTCGTCGTATGTCCGGAATGAAATCAAAACTTACTTCTGCAGAAACCGCAAGAGATCCAGATTCAAGAATTAACAAAGCACTTCGTCGTTGGAACTGTAACTAAGATGAAATCCTTTCAACAATTTATATCAGAATCTATTAATATTGCTGGAGATTTCAATGGGAATCTTTATATGAATTCTCCTACCCAAGAACCAGAGCAAACGACCGAATCCTTTCTTGCCGATGTAGTTTGGCAAGGTAAATTATATCGTTTAGAAGTAGAAGGTAAAATGCTAGATAAAAATGCACTTGCAGAACAACTTCAGGGAGAATATCCTGGAGCAATCGTTCATAACATTTATCCAACATCTTCTAATTCATTAAAAATCAAAAACGCACAAAGATACAGACCAGAAAGTTTAACATGGAGTGATTGATTCATGGCACAATGGAATAAGAATGAGCAAGATTTCTTAAATCAAGAGAGAAGTCTCTTTGAGGTTTTTAATATCGCAGATCACTGGGGAAACCAGACGGACTGGAGACCCCAGTTTTCTAATAACAACAGACTCAAAGTTGCCCCGTTCCAAACAGTATTCTTTAACACCTTCCAGTACGGAAAAGAGAGTGATGTATGGGATGAAAGAATAGTTGGAGTTGGAACTGCATATCACAACGCATCATCCAGTAATGTAGTGATGCAAGTTGGATCTACTGCAGGGAGTAAAGTCATTCGTCAAACTAGGACTGTAATGAGATACATTCCTGGTAGAAGTGCAACTCTTGCATTTTCTATTCGTTTAGAAACACCGAAGGTAGGCATTCTCAGAAGATTTGGATTGTTTGATGAATATAACGGTGCATACTTTGAGGACAATGGTGGAACATATTCTTATGTCATTCGCAGTAGCACATCTGGAATTACCACAGAAACTAGAGTAACCAGAGAGAACTGGAATGGTGAAAAGTTTGATGGAAATGGTTGGACTGGAGTAATTGCAGATCCAACAAAACAGCAGATGATTTCGATTAACTACGAATGGTATGGTGCAGGTATCGTTCAGTTCAATTGGTTAATGAAGAATGAAACAATTCATAGTCATACATTTGATAACTCAAATACCAATCCATATGTTTGGTGTTCTACTCCATTCCTACCAATTCGTTGCGAAATTGAAAATGTAACTGGTGTTGCAGGAACTCATCACTTATATCAAGGTTCTAATTCTCTTATTCAAGAAGGAGAACCAGAAAAACTTGGAACTCTCGTCAGTCAGGGTAATGCCCTTAGTGGAACTACGATGTCTGTTGCGAATACTTATTATCCAGTTCTTAGTATTCGTCTTAAATCAAATATGTTGAGTGGTGTTGTAATTCCAAGGTCACTTCAAGTATCTACTAATGATAACACTAACATCTTCTGGAGATTAGTTGAGAACCCAACTCTAGTTGGTGCAGCATTTACAGACCACGCAAATCCAGATGCAATTACTCAATATGATACCACTGCAACTTCTTTTACTGGTGGAAGAGTTCTTTTAAGTGGATTTGTTGTTGGTGGTGGTGGAAGTCAGGTAGTCATTGATGATAAAGCACAACTACAAGTTGGTAGAAGTGGTATTGGAACAATTAGTGATATTTACACTCTCGTATGTGCCTCACCTAATGCTAACAAGTCAGCACTTGCAATTGTGAACTGGTTGGAACAGAGGTAATTTTTTTATGGCAGATAATGTATATTTGGGAAATCCAAACCTTAAGAAAGCAAATACACAAATTCAATTTACGGAAGAACAAATTATTGAGTTCTTAAAGTGTAAAGAGGATCCTGTATATTTCGCAAAGAATTATATTAAGATTGTTTCTTTGGATCATGGTCTGGTTCCTTTTGAGATGTATCCATTTCAAGAGAAACTTGTAAAGAACTTCCACGAGAACAGATTTAATATCTGTAAGATGCCCCGTCAGACGGGAAAAAGCACTACCTGCGTATCCTACCTGCTCCACTATGCCGTCTTTAATGATAATGTTAATATTGCCATCCTAGCGAACAAAGCATCTACTGCAAGGGATTTGCTTGGGAGATTACAACTTGCTTATGAGAATCTACCCAAGTGGATGCAACAGGGAATTATATCGTGGAACAAAGGATCTCTGGAACTAGAAAATGGCTCCAAAATTTCATCTAACTCTACTTCGTCATCTGCTGTCCGAGGCGGATCCTATAATGTCATCTTTCTTGACGAGTTCGCTTTCATCCCGAATCACATTGCTGATGACTTCTTTGCCTCTGTTTATCCTACTATTTCTTCTGGACAGAGCACAAAGGTCATCATAGTTTCTACACCACGCGGTATGAATCACTTCTACCGCATGTGGCATGATGCTGAGAGGGGCAAGAATGAATATGTGCCAACAGATGTCCATTGGTCTGAAGTGCCTGGTAGAGACGCTGCCTGGAAGGAGCAGACAATCGCAAACACATCCGAACAACAGTTCAAAGTTGAGTTTGAGTGCTTAAGTGGAGATACCATGATAGAAATATTGGATGAGAATGGTATTCCCCAAAAAATTTCTATGGAAGATTTATATCAACGATTGTGAGTTTTTTGGATTATAAATAATTAGAAAAATGTATTATATTTACTTCCTTAAGGACTTGAATGGAAATATTAAATATGTAGGACAAACTCAAAATTTAGATGCTAGAAAAAGAGAGCATAAAAGAAATAAACCACCACATATTTTTGAAATAAATGAGCAGATAGATATTCCAGAAAAAGCAAAAGAGGTAGAAATTTTTTACATAGAAAAATTTGATACTTTTAAGAATGGTTGGAATAAATCTACTGGTGGAGAAGGATTTGATAATTATGAACGAAAAGGAATTGGAGGAGTAAAAAAAGGTACTGTTCCTTGGAATAAAGGAATTAAAAATTGCTTCTCTGAAGAAACCATAGAAAAAATGAGCAACTCTAGAAAAGGTAGAGTTTTTAGTAGAAAAATAAATGATGAGCAGATAAGAGAGATAAGAAAACTATATAATGAAAAACCAGACTTAAAAAATGT